CTGTATATTTTTCAGCGTCGCGACTGGTAAGAGCTCGGGCATAAGCTTCCAGATACTTTTGAAAATGCTTTCGTCTAATTTTACGAAGTTGTATATTCAGATATTCAAGTACCGCTTCGATCTCTTGTAGCTGATTAAATCTATGCTCTGTGATTCCCGGCAAATTTGCAGCGGCTTTTTCAACATTTCCTCTAATGTATGTTTCTGTTTTAGCCTGTGCGAGCTCGCCTTCATAGTAATCTATAAAGGTAGGAATATTACCAAGATCCGCAACTATTTTATTATACCACATTATTCTTCGTAATCAATTTCTTCGTCTTCGTCGTCTAAATATTCTTCTAGAGCTCGTTTAGTATAGCTGTCCGCTCCACCAAATTCTCTAAGTTCTTTGTCACTTAGATTATCAACTAGCATACTTACAAGATTGTCAGCAGCGGCTTGTTTTTCTTTTGGCGGGATATATTCTTTCATGGTTATATAAGTTTCGATTAAAACTTCTACGTCAATGCTCATTCTACAATTTCCTCCTCTGGTTGAATAGCAGCGGTGTCCTTGTGCGGATTGGCAATAAAGTCGGCCATCACCTTGTCAAGTGATCCGTCGTCGTTTCGCTCCCACGCCTTGCGGAATTGCTTGATCACTGTACCGTCTGCTAGCGTGTATTTAAGACTATTGCCTTCTTTGGCTAACAAGCCTTTACCTTCAAACATATCCACTAGTCCCGAATATGGATTCATACCAGATTCATAAGGAATCTTTACTTGCACACTTTCAAACGGCTTTGCGTAGCGTGTTTTCATGATCTTGCAAGCGGCACGAATACCTTTTACTTCTGAAATCTTGTTGCCATCTTCATCTTCTTTTAATTTCAACTTACGCATTGCAACAACGATACTGCTTGCATAGATAAAGCCCTGTCCACCTGAAATCTTGTCATCGGGGTCAAACATGTCCTGACTTGCATATGTATGGTTTGTAGCAACAAGTCCAATGTTTAGTGATCCAAACATGTTTACACAATTACGAACAAGTGCTGTAAGTGCTTTGGGCTTACGACCCATGTCGCCTTTTAAGTCACCTGCTTCGAATTGATTAACGTCAGTTGGAGTAAGCAACATGCCTAAACTGTCTAATACAATTAACACTTTGGGACGCTGGTCTTCAGGAAGTGTTTTATATTCTTTAACGAACTCGGTAATCATTTTGGCCACATCATCAATCATAGCCATATTGAGCTTGAGGAGTTTATCCTCACTTGTATCAACCCCAAGTGCGTGTAACCAAGCTTCGTCAAGAGCGTTTTCAGTGTCAATAAGAATAACATAAATGCCTTGTTGTTGTGCGTTCTTGACAAGATTTCCTGAGCAGATAAAGGATTTACCCGCGCCAGATTCGCCAGCGAATACAGTAACCTTACCCATCGGAATACCTCGGTTAAAGTCCCCACTAATAAGGTAGTTAAGAGCGTAATTGTTTGTGCTGATCCAGTCTGTTGGGTCGTTGAATCCCACGGAGATACCATCAATACTTTTTGTAATACTTTTGCGAAATTTTGATACATCAAATGGTTTGGTTGCCATAATATTTTTCCTTATCTAAGTTTCTATCTAATAATATATTGTAATCAGTTAAGTTATCTGCTTTTGGAGCACAAAATCCACACGTACAAATATCTTTTACACATTTTATAACAGGCATTGTACGGCTGTCAAATTGTTCTTTAACCTTGTTTATTATAGTTTGATAATTTTTTAAATTACCAAGTGGTTCTACTCTTCCGGTCGTACTTGTACGACAATCTTTGTTTGTATAGACTGCACCATCAAGTTGCCTTACAAATAAAAAGAACCAATTCACACTACAGTACCAATCTCTAAATCCTTGCTGAGGTAAAAAAGATACACAAGATTTTAAATCGTTGTTTAGACTCAGTTTTCTGCCGCCACAACATGCTCGACCTTCGGATATACTTTGTATTTTATCTTTATTACCTGTTGAATCTAAATTATTTTTGTATTCTTGTTGTTTAGACATCGGAACAGCGTTCATCCAAAAAGTTTTTAATCGAGAGAATTGATCCGGAGTGTATGCCCATTGTTCTTCAATATTGTCCAATGGTTTTTCAACATAACGTAAATTGTGTTCTTTACAAAATTCAACAATTTTTTCCGACTCTAAAAAATACTGTGGATTGTTGTGCATCATAATTACGCACTTGAATTTTTTATTTTGTTTTTTTAGATACAGTATATTGTCTAAGTATTGTTGACGTTGTTTAGGCAAAGTTTCTGCATGATAACTTACAGAAAACTCATCCACTAACTCTACAATTTTGGCCCATCGGGTAGGTCCAACTATTCCGTTAGTGGTACATGTAATAGTTAAATGCCATAGATCTTTATATGCTGTGTGTTTTTCCCTGCAGGCCTGTAAAATTTTTGCAATGTGAGGATGAAATGCACTTTCTCCACCATAAACATTTAAAATGACTTTACGCTGACTTGGCTTTTTGTACTGCATGTACAAATCAACATACTGGTACATGAAGTCAATGGTACTTAAACACTCGTCAAGAGGAGGATGTTGAGTTGAGTTATCGTGTCCGCCGTCTATTCCAACGTCACAATAACTGCAATCTAGATTGCATAATTTGGTCAATTCCCAATCTAATAGAAAGCTAGGAACATTCGTTGGATCTAGTGCAAATCCTATTGATTTGATCATTATGAATAAAACTATCGGGAATTACCCCGATAGTTTAATTAAATTACTGCTTTGATCTGTTTCTAATCATGGCCAAAATGTCTTCAGCTCTTTGACTTGAAGGCTTGGCTTCTGGCGTAGCCACAGGAGCAGTAGCCACCGGTACGTCCTCGTCGTCCTCAAGATCCGGACTTACTGTTGGCACGAACGGAGCAGCAGGTGCTGCTTTGGCCGCAGGAGCAGGTGCCGCTTTGGCCGCAGGAGCAGGTGCCGCAGACTCTACGTCGTCGCCGCCCTTACTTTGAAAGCCGCTAGGCTTGTAGTATTGACTCCATCGATCTGGATCATATGCTTGACCATCAACACTGGCTTCAAACATCTCTTTAATAACCTTGAGTTCAACTTCACCTGGACGCTTGGGTAGGAAGTCGCTTAGATTATAAAGACCATGAGAGTCAATGGCCGCTTGCTCTTGTGCAGTTAATGCAGTTTCTTTGCGGCTCCACTTGCTGGTGCTGTAGTCTGCATAACCACCTTTACTAGTTTTTGTTACAGTAAAGTCTAACCCTGCACTGTAGTCAGTCGGCATGCTTTCTAATTCTGGATCCATTAGTGCAGCCTTGATCAAATTGAAAATTTGAGGGCTGATTACAAATCGTCTAATTGGATTTTCTGGAGTCTTGTCGTCGGCTAGTGCATTTTCGCGAACAAAGCCTTGGAACAAGTATGATTTCTTTTTCCAGTACTTGCGTCCCATTTCTTCTAGGCCTGGATCTTTAAACCATGTTCTTACTTCAGCCAAAACTGGACATGCGTCTCCGTACATCTCAACACAGGGAACCTGTACTACAACAGGCTTACTGTCGCTTTGTCCTTTGATTCCTGCGAATGGAAGTTTAATCATTAGTCGCTCTACCCAGAAGAAATCATTCTTTGAGTTTGCGTCTGGTAGGAATCGGATTTTACTACTCGAGCCTTCTGGAATGTTCCAGTGTGCGTAGATGGCGTTATCGCCTTGTGATTGTCCGCCTTGCGAACGTGTTTCTTGCGCTTGTAGTTTTGCGCGAATTTCTGCTAATGAAGTTGCCATAATATTTTTCTCCTTAAGATGGTCTTAGTAATGTGCCTAGATACACAACTGCACCATGCAATTGTATAACATGTGTATTTAGCATGTCAAATAAAAAACTGTCAATTTTTTCCATTTGCAATTTTTTCGAAAAATTGTCTGTTATGCTCAAAAACTGGTTGTAACTCGTCATGCATTGTTTGTAGTTGTTCTACAGACAATAGGCTGAGTCTGTCAATTTCTTGCTTGATTGCTGTGAGTCTGTCATACACATTCGAATAGTTGTCGTAGGATTCATCAATCCATGGACCAAAGGTTCTAAATCCATAATCTCGTAGTGTTCGAATACTATGCCGACCACTTAACAACAAAAACGGTTTACCTAAATATAAATTCTTGCAGGTTTTTTCGGTAAAGAACTTGTTTGTGTGTACATCTGTTTCGGATACTACTTCAACGAAATAGTTATTATAATGGCGTGAAATTAGATTGAGACTTTCGCCGGCCATTACTGAATTACTTCCGTTGTCATAGTCCAAGCTATTCAAAGTATTGGTGTTGGCCCATTGCAAGTCGTCGTCAAAAATATCACTGTATCGTTGATTGATATAAATCTGACTTGCATTCCAACTTAACAGGCTATTCTTATTGACTAAATGTCTGTACAATTTAAATCTATATAAATCAAATCTACCATATAGCCCAGCAAAGTAATGTTCAAAGTTTGGTTTGCTTAATTCCAAAGATGAAATGTAGTTGTACGTAATTGAGCACCACATCTGCAATGCGTCAAGATTTAGATGCGTACAATTCTGAATGTCGTAGTTTGTGTATCCGTAAAAGTAACAAGAATCCGAAGTTAAATCGAGGTCGTCAATAGTTTGCTGTATTATTTCTAACATTCCGGTGTATCTAAGATTAACACCATCACGTTGTAAAAAAATAACGGTACGTCCTTTTAATTGACCTATCACATAAAAGTATTCGTTAACACCTTCAAATTGATAGTTCCGATTGGTTAAAAAATCTAAGTTTACAAATACCAAATTGCCAGCATAGGTAAAAGTTTGATTTAGATTGTTATTTGAAATTAAATTTAAAATTTGATTGGTCACTGCTGTATTCATTGAATAAATTTTTATTTGCTAAAAGTCTATTATATATTGAATCGTATAACTTTTCTAGATTTTCTTTTTGTAAAAATCGTAAACTATCTATTATTGCCACATGAGTATCATTGGTGTTAGTAAATGTTTTTAGCTTACTAACCGGAAACAAATCTTCAAAACAGTCAAAGCCACGATCCTGTAACCATGTGTATATTTTAGGATTACCGTTTATTACAAAAGGTCTTAATCCAATAATTGGTTTCCAAATTTTTTCACTTGAAAAACAACTGGTTGGTGTAAATTCTGTTTCGCTTACTATGTTTAAAAAGTGCTGCTGCCATAGTTCAATTTTACCTAGACTGTAAATATCGTTTGGTATTTCTATCTGGTCGGCTACATCATTGGCACCGTAGTCAGCATACGAGTTATCGTCGTTGATATAATACTGTCCGCCAAGACTAATACAACCCAATTTGAAAATATCGTGTTCTCTCAAAGCATTAACTAAATTGACTCTATGATAATGTGGTTTACGGTTGTAATTCAAAAACAAATAATTGAATTTGGTTGGTAGCAATTCTTCTACTGTATAATGTTTGAATTTCCTGTTGCACATCGCTGCCCAAAAATCATATGCTACACCGTCATTGGTGTACCCGAAATAGTTTACCTCGGAATCAACTTGATTGGCATAACCCGCTATAGGCCCAAACGGATCTGTTAGGCTACAGATGTAAACTGAATCCGCTTCAAGTTGATTGATATATTCAACAACATCAACAGGTTCGTACCATGTTGGTACTACTACAGCATGGCCAGACCCTAATCTATTGGCCAGCCGATCAACTACGTTTCTTTCTGCGGCGCCAGCTTCCCACAGTGGGTCGAAGCCGCCGTACAGAATATGACATCCGTTGATGTTATTAGTTCCTGCCCACTCAGGCAACATGGTTTATTTTAAGCCGGCCAACTGTTTAAGAACATTCATATCATCTTGTTCTTGATTGGTATTAGACGGTGGCTGTGTAACGGGTTCACCGGTAGCAGGTGCCGCTGTTGTTTGATTAGGCGTAGCAGGTTGTTCTGGCGTAGTTGGTGTCACGGCATTTGTGCTATATCTTGCTGCCAATTCTGGCATATTTTGATTTAACCAATTTAAGATAGTAGGTCTGGCATCTGCCTCTGGACCTTCGGCACTGCTGATATTTTTTAAATCATCGAATAAATCATCATCGCCAATAATGTCCGACAGAGCACCTTGTGCATTAATACCATCTTGCCCGACTTCCAATGGTTGGGCCATTATATCATCCAGGCTGGAAATTTCTACGTTGGTGTCAGGGGATCCCCAGTTTTCTTCGGCTATCCATCTTTCGAATTCTTCTGCCATGTTTGTCTCCATGGCCATTTGTTCTTTTTGGTGCGCTCTGTACACATACGGCAGTGCTTCGTCAAATTTATCGTTGTAAATCTTTTTAACAAATCTTTCACGCAGTCTTTCTACATCAACATCTTCCTCTACAGGATTTTCAGCCACATACGTTTCTTTAAAATTTCTGTAGTCTTTTCCTTTACGCAACTTTTTAAGTAGATTTTTTTGACTTTCGTAATGTCTAACGGCGCTTTCTACCATTGCTCCTGTTTCAACATCTTCAAATTGTCTACGGGTAGCACCAGAAACAAAGTTTTTCATCGCTGACATTTCTTTCATGATACCAGAAATGTGTTGTCCTAGATCATCGTGCAGGATGCCGCCTTCGCTTACGTGTCTGGCCATTGCTCTTGCATAATGCAAGTTATTGTGATCTAATAGGAATCTTTCCCCACGGTGTGTTTCCAAGAAAATGCTTTCAATTTTTCTTGTACGAGCTCCACGCTTATCTGGGTCAATGTAATCACTGTGTTTTACTCTAATTGTAACCGGACCTCTATCCTCGTAGCTGTTCAATCTTGACCCATACATACTCTCACTGATCACTGATTCTGTCATTGAGATTTCGTCTGCGTTATAAGATCCGTCTGATTTACTTTGCTGTTTAACATCAGCTATTTTTAAATTACTTCTAGTAATATCTCTAGTGTCAAAAGTCATCATGTTGCGGCGTGCAAACAAGCGCATTTCTCTGAGCCAATTATACCAATCTTGTTGTTCATCGGACTCCAAATCGTCTGTGATATTTCTGGCAAAATAAATTTTTAAGCTGGCTGGATCTACAATACTAATGTGAATATTGCCGTAATTTTTTCCATCTTTGTCTATGTAGCTAAAATTGAAAAACCGTGCTTCTACTGGATCAGTAGTAGTATCAGCTTTTTCGTCCCCTAAACTAACATTTTCAAATCTGCTACGAACTTTTTCAAACAAATTTTCAGCAATTTTTCCTATTTCACGCATGGTAATATATCCAGTTTATCTTATATTTATTAAAATAATGCCACAAAGGGCATTGGTTCTAAATACTCTTCGGCACTGTCTTTCATTGTTTCATCCAGTTTTGCATCATAACTTTGTAGTGCTTGTAGCATTCTAACACACAATAACATACTCATCACAAGATCATCAGTTTCACCTGTTTTTGCTGCAAAGGTAATTCCCTGTGCCACAAACACTTTGAGTTCGCTGATTAAATTTTTACTTGCTATGTGTAGTTTTTTGTTTTCTACCAGACTTTTAAACTTAGCACACGTAGAAATTTTATTCTTATTGGTGGTATTAAATCCTTTACGATAACTTCTTGAATGTCCTGTTCTTACTGGTTCGCTCAAGAAAATGCCTCGTATGTTTTCTTCGCCAATTTCGGCGATACTGATTAGGGCTGCTTCGCCAAGAGTGTTATTTTCAACGCTGTAATATATATCATTGGCATTGCCGATGCACTCGTATATGTATTGAGTTATTTCGCTTAGGATTACTACTTGCCGCTGTATTGGAGTTTTGTTGTGCTGCCATTCTCCTACTTGTTTTAGTCCCGGTAATTCTAAGATCTGTATAGCAGCAGGATCTCCTCCGGTGCCCAAACTAGGATCCAGGCCAACAATATACGTGCAACCTTTTTCTGGTTTTTTATACCATCTGACTTGTCCTTGTTTTAATATTGGGTCAATGCCTGCCAATTCAATCAAGGTAGTTGATGCGATCAATGTTTCGTCAAAAATCAAAAACTCACATCCGTGTTCGCGTCTAAATCGTTCTTCACCTATTCTACCAATTTCTTCTTTCATCCATTGTTCATCACGATCGGGATGTTCGTTCCAGTGACTTTGATATCCTTTGAAACCGTTTATACCCAACTCTGTTGCATTACCATATTCGTCCACGCATTTGTTGGCCTGCTTCCAAATCAATGCAAATTGATCTTCATCTGAGTTTGGTGTGCTTGTGATAATCGCTTTACCACCAGTGCTTAGTGTAGGAGATATACTTGTCCAAAACTCTTTGGCAATAGTTGGCCTAACGAACGCAAATTCGTCACAGTACAATAGTGTAATACTCATACCCCGGCCTGTTGTTTCAGTAGTTGTTTGACTAACAATACGACTACCATTTTCAAATTCTATGCTGCCCTTGTTATAACTTGTACAGCCTGCACGTATAAAGTCTGGACACAGTTCATATGCATACCGAATTCGTTGCATAATTTCTTGTGCTCCTGTATACTTGTGAGCAGCAATTAGTATTGTTGAATCTGGTTTAAACATAGCATACCAAAGCAAGTATCCTGCTGCACTTGTTGTTTTACCGGTTTGACGCGGCATTAAACTTATGCTAAATCTGTAATTGTGATAGGTATCAATTAGTCTACATTGATACTCAAACGGATGATACAACATTTTACCTCGAGTAGGATGCTGTATGTAGAAGTAACGGTCCAGAAAGTACTGCGGACCGGTAGCTGGATCTGCACATCGTGCAAATTCAAGTATTTCTTTTTCAGTCCAGGTGACCGATTGATGTGCCGCTTTAACTAAGTTACCTTCAAGTGATTTACCCATAAATATATTTAACATGAATTGTTTGTTACTCAATAAAGATTATACTCCTATCAGTATTCTACCTTTAAGTATAATCAATTGGCAGCATGCCATTAAACTAATGTTTCTTGACAGAATCACTGTGCTAGAAAGTTATGAGCAGTACGTTGCTCATAGTGCCCACTTGAGCATTAACTATCCGGCGGTGGCCGTTACTAATAATTACTTCGATAACAAACGCAAAGTCAAGTTTAGTAGAAGCAATCTTTATCTAAGAGATCTGTTTACCTGTGCGTATTGTAACGAGACATTTAGTTACGACCAATTGACTATCGATCATGTCATTCCTAGATCGGCCGGCGGTAAAACCAATTGGGAGAATGCTGTTACTGCATGTAAACCGTGTAATCATCGAAAAGGTTCAAAATTAATTAAACCTAAGGTTATGCCTTACAGGCCGGAGTATTGGAATTTAGTTAATAAATGGAAGCAGCGGCCGGTGCAAATACAACACGAAAGTTGGTATCAGTATTTGGGGATTGTACCGCTTAAATAGGGCGCTCGCCTGTAAGATAAGGCTTGCTGAACCAAAGCTTGAACCACTCTTCGGTTCCCGGGCGGATATCATGTCGTTTCATGAGTTCGCCTTTTTCATTTCCGGTGACTGATATGTTACTGCCCGCAAAGCCTCGATATTCCTGCATCACTGCACGATTACCAATTCCAGCTAATGTTTTTAACTGCTGCAATTCATCCATTTTCTTCTAATTCTTCTGCAAAAAAATACAAAAATAAAAAACCTGTTAGAGCCAAAACAATCCCTACTGGATCACCACGACTAATTGCAAAAGTTGTTAACATCCAAAATATAAAAAAAATTGATAATTTTAACATAACTATTTTTCAATTTGCTTTGCTAAACAATAGGCCT